AAAGGTACGCTAATGACCCACATTTAACGTTTCCCAACGCACTTTTAACAGTTATAAACACTTTGTGGCACGCTTTTTGCTATGGGTCGCCCTTACCAAAATTTAACACATTGCGCCCGACTTTGGCACGGTTTTTGTTATGCGTGTGCGCCCGTGAAATTGTTTCACGTGGAACACTGCCACACCGATGCACAAAATAAAATGTTTCACGTGGAACACTGTTAAACAAAGTTAAAAGAATAATTTAACACAAAATAACACACCAACCGCTTGCACGTTCAAAACAAATGTTTAACTTTGCAGCAAGTTAAACAATTAAATACATTGAGTTATGAATAACGTAAAATCATTAAGCGAAAACATCGCAAAGGCTGTTAGCGAAACAACAAAGCACGTAGAATTTTTGGCGGCTGCTTATCCCGAAATCCGTACAAACTTGCAAACTATTGCAGAAACTTTGCAAGTAGTACAACATTCGTTAGGTACGGTTTGCGAATTGTCCGAAATGCAAGAAAAGGTACACAAACAAACCGTGTCAGAGTTTGAGTTAGAAAAGGCTTGCAAAAATCAAGCATACGACTTTATAATGACTGAAAAGTTAATCGGTCGTTTCGGGTTGTTCGGGCATTGTTACCCCGTTGAAACATACCTAAACAAAACGGGTCTTGATATTTTGGAAAAGCACGAAAACAAGTAACAAGAAAGGCGAAAAGAAAAGGCGGTAACAATCAAGTTGCCGCCTTTCTTTTTATCCTGCCTTTCAGTTATTCAATATAAACACCGTCAGACAAAGCCTTGTATATCATTTCCTGCTCTTCTGTCAGCATTTCGGCAGTGTGTATGGGTGTAACATCATCGAACACATTAAACCCTCTGAAATCGCCTAAAATGCCCGTTTGTCTGTCATTGTTTCGCCCGTTGCTTGCGCTCTCGTACCACTTGCAGTAAATGTAAGGTTCTAAACCGTAATATAACATTTCGTTCCAATCATCGCCGCCCACGGTTTTAACTTGGGTGCTTGGTGAAAGGTATATTATTTCGCTGCTTGGTTCGGTTTCCTCAACTTGAAATACAACGTCGTTGCAGGACAAAAGTGCAACCCCGTTGCCCGTTACCACGTTTATAACGTACTGCAAACCTATCGTTTTGCCTGCATAATCGGTATTGAGTGTTACAAACCCTGCAAACGGCAAAAAGATTTGTATTTCGCTTTCGTAGTCGGTGTTGTCCTCATTGTGCGCCGGTACTACCGCCGTGCCGAAATCAAGCGTTATTTTGTCCTGCGCCGGCTGGTGGCAAGATACGCCCGTATTGTAATTGCCACATCGTATTACATCGGTGCTGCTTGCTCCCATGTTGGTGTAAACACGTCGTATTTTGTTCACGTATGCGCCCAAATCCATGTTTTCGTATATGGGTGCGCCCGTGACCGGGTCTGTTCCCGTTTCCTTGAAAAACCGTTTGCCGCTAAATTCTGCCAACTCATCAAGCGTTACCAAATACACGTTTATAGCCCCGTACTGCTCGCCTACAACTGCCACGGGGTACGCTTGCGCATTTACAGAAAGGTTATACCAACCGTTTTGCAAAACAATACTACCCGTTGCCGTCCGTTTATCCTCTGAAACGGTTAAATCTTGTTTGGTCGGGTAGCCATTTTCGTTGTAATAATAAAAATTAGGCGTACTTTGTTCCGTGTCAAACGTCGTGTTTTCGTTCGCTTTGATAGTTATGTTAAGCGTTTCACCGTATTGCAAAAATTCGGGTAACGGTGGGTCGGCATAACAATTTGAAAGGTTGGTGTCAATGCTTACCCCTTTGGGAAATTTGCCCGTTTCGCCCGTAAGCGTTACGCGGCTGCCTGTACTGAAATCGTCATTACTCCAACTCGCTGTTTTGCCGTCTTCGCTTATTGTCATATCCTCGCTTGCAGGGTATCCGTTACCGTTCATAAACGCCACTTTTGCGCCGGTTATCTTAAAACCCTCATTTGCCGTTACGTTTACGCTGCCGCTCCGCTTTCCGGTTTTAACGCCCGTTGCTGTCGTGTTCGGTATGTTGTTTATAACTTCCAAACCGTTTTCGCTTTGGGTGTTTCCCGTGATAGTTATTTCCGTTTTTGCAGTGGTGTCTGACAACTTACCAAATGCCCAAACCTTTGCTCCGTTTTGCTGCAAAACAACGCTTTTCGGATAGCCGCTTTTGTTGTTATAAACCGCCTTAATATCGCCTGCAAACACATAACCGTCATTCGTTCTTACGTTTATATCCCAATAACCGCTGCTTGCGTTCCACTGGCTGTTATCATCGTGTGCGTTAGGTATATTTACAATTACTGCCATATCCTTTTAATTTTCAGTTCCTTTTAATGTTACCATGATAATGCCACCCGTTTCATTGAGTAAGCCCGTATTTGCAAACGGCACTTTCTCGAAATTCGGGGTGCGCTTGTAAACCGTTTCACGGTTTGAAATATACGGGTCGGGGTTGTCGCTTTCAGATACACGCCCCGTTGCCGCCAAAATTTCGCTTTCGTAGGTTTTAAGTACGTCAATACGCAATGCAAGTTCGTAGGCGTTGTTTCCCTCAAAACTCACCCTTTCCACGAAATAATAACGACCTAAATCGGGTATGTAACAATAATTGAAAGTCGGTCGGGGCTGCTTTCGTAGTGTTAGGGTCGGGTGCAACACATCGAAAGTTTGCCGCAAATCGCCCTCAATCGCAGTAAACTCGCCCAACTGCTTGTTTACCGTGTTCGGGTGTCCGTTGTATGAATAAAAGTTTATCGTTGTCATATCGGAAAGAAAAAAGGCGGTGCGGTGCGCTTTCATCTGCACCCACACCGCCCAAAGTTAAACAATCTAATACCTATTGAGTTACTCAATAAAGAATACTACAAAGTTCTCGTTTGTATCGTTGAAATATCCTGCGTCAAACTTGTAATAGTTGTTGAAAAACTCGGCTTTTGCGTTGTAGTTGGTTGTTACCCGTCTGTCAAGATTGCAAACGCCCAACGCATCACGGTCGAACATTACGCCCAACACGCCCGAAATTTCAACGGCTTTGCCGCCGCTTTCCTTGATATTAATGTTTCCCGTGCTGGCAAACTCGTAGTTCTGTCCGCTGCCCTGCCAAAAAGGTACGGTTTCGGCTTGCGGCAAAAGCACATCACCACGGTTGAACGTGTCGGAATAAAGATAGGTTTGCGCTGCCTTTGCAAAGTCGGACAAAAGTACAACGTGTAACATATCTTTCGGAGTAAACCGTTCCTTGCCGCCAACATTGAACACGGTCGAAATGCTTTGCAGGCGGTCTGCGTAAGTTCCCATTACGTAAGATGCAAAGCGTATGAAATCGGGGTCGGTTATCGCCTTTGCCGCCGTAAGTTTTGTACTTGCGCCTGTCTTGTCGTTGTACAACTTCAAAAGGTTTACACAACGTGCCGTGCTTGCGCCGGAAAGGTCTGCCCCTGCCATATCACCTGCCTCCGTTGCTCCAAACGCTTGCGCATCAGCCAAAACCGTTTCCGCAATCATATTGTTAATTGTGCGCATAATCAAAGCGTCTGCCTTGATAGTCATTGACTTTTCAACGGCTGCATAAATCATCGAAATAAAGCCGTTAAGTTGTGCAGCGTTGCTGAAACTTTCCTTAACCTGCCTTTCGGTGATTGATACGGGCACTTCAAACGTAACCTTTGAGTTGAAAAATTTTGCGGTAACGGTCGGTTTGTGGAAAACATCTTGGTCGTAACTATGTCCGTCCTGCAAGTTCCACGTGTCATTTTCTTCTGCAGCCGGTACATCGGCACTTATTTTCTCCAATACGCTGCCAAACTCCCAAGCATCCATTAAAACGCTCGGCACTTTGCCCGCATAAGGTCGGTTTACGAAAATCACTTTGCCGATATGGTTTACAAGTGATTTTACGTAATCATCCACTGCATTTTGGTTAAACACTTCCGTGCCTAAATCCACAATACCCGTCAAATCGTCCTGCACAATGTCAGTCTTTCCCAGCACTTCACTTGAAACGCTGTTAATAATCTGGTAAATCTGTTTTACGTCCATATTGCTAAAAATTAAATTAGTTATTCGTAAATACTCGTTGTTAATTCTCTTACAAGTGCAAAGATAATGTTTTTTCTCCAATTATCGCGCCTTAACTGCAATTCTTTTGCAATTTCGGTCGAAATTGATTTGCTTGCGCCCGTTCCTTTGCTGGTTTCGGTTGTTTGGCGTTCCTCTGTGCGGTTTCTCTCATCGTTTGCGGTCTTTCGGTCGCTGTCTGAAAAATCGGTGTCATTAAACGCCTTGTTTGCGCCCGTTTCGGTGTTGTCGGTGCTTTCCTGCAAAGTTACGGTTTCCGTCCGTTCAACTTGCCCCGTTACGGGTGTCAGTACATCGTAATCGGCTAACATCGCAGCCGCTTCCCGTTCCCAGCCTTGCATGTTTACCGCAATCACCGACGAAACAACATCGCTTGCGTTGTCGCTGGTTATGCTGCTTACAACGGTCTTGCCTCCGTACATCAGTAAGGCGTAAGCGTCTAACTTGGTCGGGTCGGTATCTCCGAAAATTGCTGCGTACTCTGTCGGATATTCAGTCTTGAAAACCGCCCGGAATATCCCGTTACCCTTTGTAAATAGTTCGCTGTATTTCATTGCTTATCGTCTTTGTTTTCTTCTGTTTCTTCTGTTTCCTTTGTTTCCTCTGTTTCGGTATCGTTACCGTCCGTTTCCGTTTCCGTTTCTTTCGTTTCTTCTGTTTCCTCTGTTTCGGTATCGTTTCCGTCTGTTTCGGTTGTTTCCTCTGTCGGGTCGGGTTCTTCTGTCGGGTCGGGGTTTTCCTTTGCCGTTTCCAAATCAGCCGCCAAAGCGTTGTAAGTATCCCTTTCCAAACCCCAACTTGAAGCAAGTTTAACCGAAATTTCGGTGTCGAACATTTCGTTAATTTTCTCAACTGCATTTTGTCTTTCTTTTAGCATATTATCCACATACGGCAAAAGTACATCCACATTCATACTTACCTCGCCCAAATTGAGCCGTTCACGCTTCATATTATAATTTGCGTTTAGCCCCAATTCGTTGTACATACTCGCTTTGTAGTATTGTATCAGTTCAATAAGTTGTGTAACATACACGCTGTTTGTGGTCGGGGCTGTCTGCATATTTACGCCCTTGAAAAAAGCGTTTTCCCCGATAATTGAAAACTCACCGTCTTGTATCTTGAGCAAAAACTCATCGGCACTCTGTTTTGTCTTGTCATCGCCGGCACTTATCAGCATCGTAATACGGGTTAAAATGCTGGCGGTGTTCAACGAAATAAGCCCGTCAGTATGCAGGACGGCATAACGCCCGATAAGCGGCAAAAGGCTTTCGCCGTTGCTGTCGTTCTCAATCAAAACCCCGTCTTTCTGTATATCGTAGGTTTTGTTTAACTTTAATGCAGGGTTCGCCACGGTGTAAAGCGTTGCCCGTCCGTAAACATCGGGTTCGCCTCCTTTGCCGCCCGAAAGCGCATATAAAACCCCGTCCACGCCGGTAACAAAGGCGTTGCCCGTTGTCTGCAAAAGCCGCTCCAATTCCTTTTGCGGTATGCTGTCGGGCAAACCCTCATACGTAAACATACTTTGAGTTTTCGCCAACGTGTTTGCAATAAATTCGGTTACTGCGGTGTCTTTGTCCCTTATTTGTTGCTGGTACAACTTGTAAATGTTATCTTTCTTTCTCATCTGTCAAAACTTTAATAAGCGTTGTTAATTCGGCTAACACTTTCGTATTTTCCTCAATCGTATCTTTTAGGTGTTCCGTTTCTTGTTGGTGCGCCTGCCTTTGTTTCACCATATACCAAAACAAAGCCCCACACATCACAATCGGAAAACCCAAACTTGAAATGATTTGAATAATAGTATTTGCGTCCATATCAATAAATTTTAGTTCCTATTGCAAAGGTAGTTATTTATTTCGTAAAACGGTCGGTTGGCACGAAATTTGCACCAAACCGCAGTTATTTTCATTTAAGCGAAACAATATTTGTCTTTGCGCTCGTAATTAAATAATTGCGTACTATTTCGCCTACTTCGTTATCTTGGTAGAAAACTTTGTCCATTGCGAAAAACCGTGCGACTTGTTGTTCAACGTAACTTGCCGTGCTTAACAACTTGCGTTTGTAGTTCGGTTTGCCGTTCATTTCAAGCGAATAAATAAGGCTGTTTTCCTCATCTTTTATCGGGGTTGTCTTTGCGTGTATGTACGTGAAACATTCGTTACCCACTTGGATAATGTTACCTTGCAAAACTACATCGTTAAACTTGATATAGTACACAAACAACACGTCTTGCGGCTTGTATTTGCACGGCAAATGCGGATATACGGCAAGTTCCCATTTACCGCCCGTAATCATCTGCAAGTTTTGATTATCGAAACAAAAATACTTGTTGCTGGCTTTGTGTTGTACTATCGTGCTGCAATACTCAACCGCCACTATTGCACCGTGTTCGCCAAAGCGGTATATATCTATCGTTCCCTGCTCCATAAACGGCACTTGCTTCAAACCCATTTCCGTAAAGTACGGGCAAAACTTGTTTACCGTGTTCCCCAGCATAAAAACCTTAACATCGTTGCGCTGGCGTATTATCGTACTCAAAAGGTTCATAAACAACATAAACTCATCGGGCAAATAATACCGCCGTGTTAGAAACTCGTCAAATACTATCGTTGTAACATTCGGGTAACTGCTGCTTTTTTCGTGTTCCTGCTCTGAAAGGCAAAACCCGTAACAAAACGGGGTAGGGTCGGGTGTCCGCTTGTTTTTCTCTGCATCGTAGTAAGATAAAAACCATTTGTTAGACATATAGAACACTTCGTTAAATTTGCCCTCTGTCAGTTCCTCAATAAGCCCGTTTGCCACGTGATTTGCAAACAGACTTTCGGCACGTTTGCCCCGTAAATCCTCACGCCAACGACGTATATACGCCATTTGTTTGCCCGTCTTGATGTAGTTTTCCAAACCATATTTTAAGGCTGCATAAGTCTTGCCGTTTGACCTTTCGCCAAATATAACATTATAGTCGGAGTTCTTGCTTAAAATCGCTTTCAAGTCGTAAAATTTCGGCTTGTCTGTCTTTGTCTTTCTTGCTGTCATACTCTTATTATTTTAGTCCTTAAATTTAATACCTCGCAAATAATTTATATACATAACCGAAAGGGAAAGGCTGTACCCCGTTGGCTCTAAATGTACGCCCGTGCGTTCGTTGTAATGCTCCGTGCTGCCTTTGTAGTCGGTTATCTCGCCTTGTATCTCGTAATCTATGTACGTGTGTATGTTTTTGCCCGTTGCCTGCGGAGGTATATCCAAATAGTTGGTAAACGCATCAAAGATACCGTTTTCGTCGTACTTTTCAATAAGATACGGTATCGCAGCCTTTTTGTTTACGCCCGACACGGTTAAACTGAAATCGTATGCCCGTCCGTTTGCTTTTAGTGCGTTCGGTTCTTGCACCATATAGCGTTTAGCTCCCAAAGTCTTAAACCGTGTATATGTACCCTCGAAATCCCACACGCCCAAAGTCTTTGTTATGCCTTTTATCGTTTGAGGTTCGCAAAGGGAAAACGGCAAACCGTGAAACTTACACGCTGCCCGTAACTTCATTTGCACCTGCATATTATAAGCCTTGAAATATGCTTCATGCGCCTTGCCGTTCATTATTTTAATGCTGTCGGTGTCGCTGTAAATATAATCGTCTTTCGCTTCGTGTATGCCCGTGAAAAGGTTGCTCCGTGCGTATGCGGTTACAAAGATACCCCACGGGTAAAACAAAAAACGGTTCTTGCTGGTGTTGTACTTATATAGTAAATCCTGCTTTTGTTCGGCTGTCATTGAGTTAATATCCCATTCACCGTTATATGTAAACTCATCACGCAAAGGGTTTGTTACACTCATACCGTAACAACTGTTTAACATTTCCTTGCTGTTTAGGTACTCCACTTCTTTGCCCTCAACACCTTTTAATTTCGTTTTGCTTTCGTACAAATGCAATATGGATTTTACAAACGGGGTCGGCAAATACTCTTTCTTGTAACAATACATTTCACCCACTCGCATACTTTCCCACGTGTAAAAGTTCTTGATTATATTGAAATCCACATCGGTAATTGTCAGTGCTATTTTTGAAGCCGCCACAATGCGCCCGTTATTTTCGCACGGGTTTTCTTTCACGAAACATTTGCTTGCCGAAATCGGGTTGTCTTGCGTTTCGCTGGCAAATATGTTGGTAAACTCAATATCGAACACGCAACAATACTTTGATATTAAAAACTCAAATTGAGCCATACTCTTAACCGTGATTGCAACGCCTTGCGACATCGGGTATTTTTCCGCTATCATCACATACGGGTAACTGCTTGTAAAGTCGTAACTATCCACGTCATACATTATTTCGTCTGTATATTCTGCGTTGGCGTGTGTAAAACCGCCTGCAAACGCACGTTGCAGCATATTAAATTCATTCATACCCGTAATTTGTAGTTCCTGCATCAAGTTCACGTAGTCCCAGTTCGGCACGGTCTTTCCTGCATCGGTCTTTTCACGCAAACAATGCGCACGGCAATACTTGCGCACAAACCCCGTCTTTGTTATCGGTATGTGCGTTATCCCCTTGCTTTCCTCGATACGTTCTTGTATATAACACATCACGACTTTAATATCGTTTATGCAGTAATGTATTTCCGCATCAGTAAGCGACGTTTCGCTGTGCCTTATTTGCTGATAGTCCAAATCGCCAACGGCTTTTGCACACTTGTATTTCATAAGTTGTTCGCCCAACTTTGCAAGCGAATAACCCGAAAGCAAGTAACTACAACGAAACTCAATGTTACCCGTTGTTATCGCATAAATCGGCTTGCGTAAATCAATACTGAAAACCCGTTGCCACTCAAACCACTTGCGCAAAAACTGAAACTCGTATGAAAGGTTATGCACATACACAATAAGGCGTAATTTGTCATTCAGCCCTAAAACCTCGCTTACGGTCTGCATCATCGTGACAAATTCGCCCCACGTGCGCCCCATTATCGTATATCCGTTTATGCCAAACTGCCAAACGTACATTATTGCGGCTTTCTCTAATTTCGCCTTGCGCCCGTTCCCGTCCTGCATACGCTGCATTTGCTCGTATGTGTACGCCCGTCCGTCCGTATCACGGTAAAAACTTGTAGTTTCAATATCAAAGGCGCACGGGATATTGTAAAACCTTTCGCCCTTGCTGTTTCCTATAATGTTCTTTTCGTTTACGGAGGCTTTCAGTATTTCGGTTATTTCGGTCGGGCTGTTTATTCTTTCTTGTAACTCAAAAGGTATTTTTTTCATAAGCCAAACTTGCCAAAATTGCGCAAAATGCTCTCTATATCGTTTTGCATATCCTCCATTTGGTCGGCTGCTTCATTTGCCTGCCTTTCTATCTCTGCATCTATCGCCCGTGATATGCTTTGCGCTTCACTTTCTATTTGGGTGCTTATATCGCTTGCGCTTTGCTCCATTTCGCCCGTGAAATCTTTGTACCGCATCAAATACCGTTCCACGAAATCACTATCCGAAACGCTGTTTAACTTGCCCTGCAAGTTCCTTGCCATAAGGTTGTACTCATCGGGCGTTAAATCGTATATACGTTGCAAATGTTGCCCGTACTGCCTTGCACCTTGCGCAGTACTGGTTGGCTGGCGTAAAAATGAAATCGCCTTGCCGTACTCAATTTTTAGGGTGTTCCAATCGCCTTTCATTGAAAACTTGGTAAACCCTTTTACATCGCCTTTGTTTAACGCTTGCACGGCCGGCGAAAGTTGTCCGCTTGCTTCGATATTCTGAATACGACGGTTTGCCATTTGGAAAACCCTTGCAATCTCTTTTCTATATTCGGGGCTGCTTTCAACTGCTTGCAAAATCTCTTTTTTGATTTTTGCCCGTTGGGTTGCTCCAAATACCGAATTTGTAAAATTAATCTTGAAACCTAACTTTGCCATACGCTGTTATATTAAATAGGGGTTACAAACATTGCAACCCCTACAAAGTTAAACATAACTTTCCAAACTCTTACAAGTCCACAAACGAAATCGAATAACACTTCTTGCCGTGACTCTCATATTCGTAAATAGTGTACCCCACTTTGCCGTTTTTGATTGTTTCCACGGCTTCGGCATCTGCCAAAATCTCACGTACCGTTTCGGAGGTGTGGCTTGGTAGGTTCACCAGCCATTTGTTTTCCTCATCAATAATTACGGGGCTGTCGCCTAATTGCGACTTATGTACGTAAAGCCCATTGATTTTGTGTACCACATCTTTGCCGCCCTCATTTTCAGAGTTGAAAATATCGGCTAACTTGGTGTACTGAAAATCGGTTGTGTCAATACCGAAAGTTGTCTTGTTAAACTTGCTTGCAAAACTTTTCATTGTAGTAATCTTTTAATTGTTAAACTTATTGTTAATTATTCGGCTGTCTGTCCTTGCGGTTCGCTGTCAAACGGCAATTTTTGTTCGGGGTTGTCTTGCGTCTTCAAATCCATAAGCCACGCACGAAAGCGGTTTATTTTCATAACCGCCCTTTGATTGCGGCATACTTCGTTACACGCCATAAGGCTACCCAAAGCCGACAAAGCTGCAAACGAAAACTCGTCAAATGCGTTTCTTTTTTCTTCCATTGTAGTAAACTTTTAATTGTTAAACATAGACTTTTTGAATTTCAACGCCCCGTTGTGCTTCACTACCATTGTATCGGTTGTTACTATCGTTGCTTTGCCCCGTATCGTTACACCCTTTGAAACGCTACACCCCTGCAAAATTGCAGATAGAAACAACATCGCCCCACATACGGCAAAAATAGTTAAACACATCGCAACTTCTTTAATTGCTTCTTTCGGTTGCTCTCTGAAACGTTGTAGTAACTCTTTCATATTTTCAAATCGTTTAATTGAACACTGCAAAGATACAACTTTTTTCAAACATACAAGCATAAGCGCACAAATTATTTTCGTTTTAACTTTTCTTAACTCTTGGTGTTGTGTTCCACGTGAAACATTTTATTTTGTGCATCGGTGTGGCAGTGTTCCACGTGAAACAATTTCACGGGCGCACACGCATAACAAAAACCGTGCCAAAGTCGGGCGCAATGTGTTAAATTTTGGTAAGGGCGACCCATAGCAAAAAGCGTGCCACAAAGTGTTTATAACTGTTAAAAGTGCGTTGGGAAACGTTAAATGTGGGTCAGTAGCGTACCTTT